AGGTAAGAGAAATAAGCGTCTTGATCGGAAAGCTTTTATCTCCGCTGGCAAAGTCAGTCCATACTCCACTGTTCTTGTAAATCTTTAAAGCTGTAGCGTTATCTCCTCCGCGATAAATCGCAGAAGTACGCCAATAGCTACCGCAGTCTCTTAAATTATAACCTAAAGATTCTAGCGAGCTTTTAAGCTGCGTAGGATCAAGCGTTAAAGTCTGGGACATCGTCTTGTTCATTAGCGGCTTCTGGTCTTGTTATTCCTGTATCCATTGAACGAACAATATCGCGCAAGTCTCCATGCTCGGTAACGTCGAAATTATTAAAACGAAGATTGATGAAGTTGCGACGAAGATTTCCATCTGGCATACGCACAGGCTCAACCGCGCCAGCTATGTCAGAACCCAAGAAACGATTCTTGATAAAGATTAGTTTATGGGTGCCAAAATCATTTCCATCTTCCATTCTTTCGTCAACTGTCTTGTGGCGAAGAATCGCCATATGAGAGCAGTAGTGAACGATACGGTCAGACATAGAGACAATGCTTTCGTCGTCGTTAATATCGCTAGCATTGCGATTAGTCGTAACGCCGCTTCTATTAGATTGAACAGAAGTAAACATCGCTACTAAAGGTTTATGATCTTGAACCAAATCACGCTGGATAGTCTTCTTAAACTTATCAAGCATATTACCGATTACTTGCCATTCTGATTTGTCCTTATCGGAGTCAGCAGAAGGCTTAATGTAATCGAAGCTAAAGATCATCTTGTTACCGCGACCAATCTTTGAGTAATAAAATCTCTTTAAAGTATTAACCATTTGATCGGTAGTCATTCCGCCTACATTGTAGTAATAGAACTTGAGGTTCTTAACTTTAGTCCAAGTAGCGCGAACGCGATCAACAATATCGGGTCCAGCCTTACGCCAAAGACCGCTTTCAAGAAGATGAACAGGAACGTGACTCAAGGCAGCGCACTGACGCATAATGACTTCTTCTTTGCTCATTTCGCCATTATCAAAGTGGAGAACTGGAACGTCGTACTGCGCGGAAACCTTAGTGCAGAAATTCAAAGACAAAAGGGTTTTACCCACACCAGAGCGGGCAACGATAACGGTGATATTACCGGGCCTTAGAAGGGAGCCATAAATCTTGTTAACTGTTTGGAATGGACCCATAAGACCAAACTCAGTAATCGGATTGTTACCACGATCTTCAATGATAGACTCCATTTCTTCAAAAATGTTAACAGGCTTTTCGTCATTATTTTCATATAAATTAATTGTTTTATTAAAGGATGAATCAGCTTCTTCGATGATCTTTTGGTAAGACGCATCTGGAGCCATCCTCTTCATCTTGTCGGCTACATCTAAAGCAGACTTATGGATTGTGCGGCGAATAGAATACTTCTTGATTTCTTTCGCGGCGGCAATCGCGGTTGTTGGATTTGTTTTTCTAATAGCTAAAGAACGACAATAATCAAATACATTAATGTTGTCTTGAAAGGAAACGCCGATTTCCTTAATTCTTTGAGCTATAATTACTTCATCTATCTTCTCGTTAGCCTCTAAGCATTTACGAATGATATGATAAATCGTTTTGTGTACGACAGTTGATTCGGAGTAAAAATCAGATTCAGATACAAAGTCGCAGACTTCTGCATAAGTATCTGGATGCTGGATTAAACCCGCAAGGAACTGCTGTTCTACTTCTAGTGAATAAAGCATTATTCTTCGTCGTCCGAAATTTCAGTTGAGGCTTCATTGAGCCATTCTTCCATAGCTTTTTTAAGACCTAAAGATGTTAAAACTGAATCAAAACGAGTATAGATTTGAGGAGTGCCGTTTTCGGAGCAGATGCAAAGAACTATACCTTTGTACGAATCTGCGCCGCCAGACATTTCATAAATTTGAGCCACCATTTCGACTGGGAATTTGAATTCTTTGTTTTCGTTTTCTTTTTTGTCTTTATTTTTCTTCATAGTTCTACTCCTTGTTTTGAGAAAATCTCATGGTTGATTTCCTCATCTTCGTAAATCTCTACTAGCAAGATTCCGTTTGTCAAGCAAAACTTCATCTTTAAATCGTCTCTCTTCAACTGCGCGAGCCAGTTGAGTCGATTGTTGTTATGGAAAAATTTGTTAAATTGCTGGTGTTGTTTGCCTTGGACTTCTACTGCGATTTTTTTATTCGCGTTGTAGAAATCTAAAGACAAACGTGTTCCAGCAACACGAAGTTCTTCAAAAACAATATCGTGTTTCCAGTAAGAGGATAAAAATTGCTTTACTCTCCATTGGACTTTGCTTCTGGATTTGGCTTCCCAATTAATTAAGAAATTTTTAGAGTTTTTAATTAATTTTTCTTTGCCATTAAGCGTTTTGAATTTCATTAGAAGGATCACTAGAAATCATATCCACAAAATGCTTGTGGAGGATTTTAGTTAATTTTTCATTACCTTCGATGAAAGAGAATAGTGCGTTTTCGCCTTGGAACTTTTCTGGAATCTCGATCTTGCTAGAAGAGCAGATTTCCTTTAAGTCTTCGGAAATATAATACCAAGCTCCAGAACGCTCAACCATTTCCCAAGTCAAAAGCATATCTACGATTTCTTTTTCGAGCCAAACAGAACGTCCGTTGGTGCGTCCATACTTAATAGGATAAGTAATGCGGTTCTTGCTCTTTTCGTTTGGACTCTTCTTAATGTAGATTTTGCAGTAATGACCAATGATAGGATTCTTTACTGGGTCAGACTTCTTGATAGATGGGTCTTTGAGAATAACGTCGCCTTCAAAACGAGGTTCAAACTCAAAAATAAAATTGGCGAAGTGCAGCAGAGCGTTGCCGCCAGTAGCGGATGTTTGGCGAATTGGAGCCTTGCTGTATGGGTCGAGTTGAATGTCACTTCTAACTTGAGAGATAAAGATAGCCATATGACCACGTTTAGTTAGCCCAATAGACATACGCTTCATAAAGTCTGACGCAATGACAGCTCCGCCAGCGACTTTCTTAGAGTCTTCAAAATTCTTATCCATATCGCCTTTGGAAATTAACCCATCGACAGAATCAAGGACAAACATATACTTAGCTTTGTCTTCGTTAAATTGAACAAGTTGGCGCATGGCATCTACAGCGGTTTCGTAGATATTGCACTCAAACACAAAGCAGGTTCCAGATTCCCAAGAATCGGCATCAAAAACAAATTTAATACCAGAACGTTTTTGCATTTCTTCCGATAGGCGACCTTCTGCTTTGATAAAAAAGCCTTTTGAATTTGGTACGCTAAGTAGAAAATTACGCATAACTTCAAGAGCGGCGGATGTTTTGCCGCCTTCTGTGAATCCTACGAATCTGTGAAGACCCGGTCCAATACCGCCGCTAGTCTGCATATCAAGATTCAGCGAACCAGTAGAAACTTTATAATTAAAAGTCTCTTCAAAATTATAGTGATCTTCTTTTTTGTTATTCAAAAACGACTTTAGAACAGCGTTTGACGATCCGTTTGTTTCTGTCTTTTCTTCTTTTACTTTTTCTTTCTTGCTCATGATAAAAATTCCTTTAGTGTTGGTTTAGGTTTAATGTTAAAATCTTCTCCAGTCTTGTCTGTCAAGACAATTTCTTGGGTTGGCTGCGGCTGATAGTAAAACTCGTTGCGCTTAATTTCAAGTTCTGCGGCCTTCCAATCGGCATAATAAAAAGCAAGAGTTTCAACCTTCTTAATTGGAACATATTCCGACAAGAATTTAAAACCATATCTTTGTTCAATCTGCCTGAGAATAGTAAGCTCTTTCTTCCAAAACTCAGCGGTAGTTCGTTTTGGTATATTTACAAATCTAGCGACGATGACGCGACGAGAAACTTTCTTCGCTGGCTTTAGTTTCTTAACTCTAGGTTTACGAGGAACTCTTTCGGCGCGAGGTTTCCTTGGTTTTCTAGGCTTGCGAACCTTGACGATCTCTGGAGACTGAATCTCTAGTTGAAATGGCTCTTCCATGCGAACAGAAGAAACTAATTTCTGCTTCCTGTCAATACTTTTTAAGATTTATTTGAAGCAGCAGCAGAACCGAAGTAAAAGCCTGTAATCGCAATTAAGCATTGGCGTATCTCAGTAGTGATCAAATTGCCTGAAATCTCAACGAAAGCGGTCTTGGTCTTCTCTGTGACAAAACCCAAGATGTCGTTTCCGTCTTGATAATCTACTTGAAGATAAGTAGGAATACCTAACAGAGCCATAACAAAAGGAGATATGACAATGGAAAAGATAACGGAAACAACGATAAACTGTCTAACCATCTTACCTACATCGCCATCTCTTTTAGCGGCTTTATCGGCGGATTCATCAGCTTTATCTATCGCTTTCATCATACGATCAAAGCGTAGCTTTTGCTCTTCGGCTTTTGCAGCCATAAAGCGAAAAATGAATCCCACGACAGATCCACCTAATAGACTGATTAGTTCAGACGGCACATGATATTTTACACCTTAAAGGTTAAAAGCTTCAATCGTCAAAGGAAAGTTACCGTTAGATTTTATAAGAGAAAGCATTTCCGAAGCGATGTCTCGGATTTCTTTTTGGGCGTCTGGCTTATTACGAAGATTAAGAAAATGGTAAAATGATCTCCAATTAAACATCACATCAGCAGTAACTTGCGTATTGTAAGTTCTAAAGAATCTAGCAGACTCTTTTGCGCGCTTGCGATCAAAGCCATGATTTTTAACCAAATCTTCTAAGCAGTTATGATAGAGCCTAAGACCATTGTTGGTATAGTTCTCAAGAATCTCTTTCCAATGTTCTGGCCAGTCAGAAGGTAAGCAAAAGTTATCTTCCTTCATTTCCTTATAACGAGCAGACTCTCCGTTAATTGAGACGCCGATTCTATGCTTTAGTAAATGAATATGACTAGCTACATCAGTAGTGACCAAGAAGTGAAGCGAAGACTTTTCAAAAGGAGTGTGGTGACCGTTCTCTGCCAGCATTTTTAAAAGCGGCCCAATCCTCTTCTTCTTGTCTTCGTCGATTTCTCTGGACGTAGAAGTCCAAGCCGAGCAAGCGTGAACTTGATCATCGCCATAAATACCAATAAGTTGAACGCTATTTTCTTTATTCATTGTAAAGTTTGTTATATTGTTGTAAGATTCCTGCGTAATATTGAGCGTGAAATTCTGCGCTGCCAAGAATTTCGGCGG